TACAACTTCAATTAAATCGCCGGGTACATAGGTAGTTAATAGATTGATAGTGGTAGTGTTAGCACCAACAGTGTATTGATAGTTATAGGCTTCTTGAAATTGACCATTGGCAAATATCTGTACAGCAGGAACGGTAGTATTATTATTGACAGCTACATCTAATTGTAAAGGACTTCCATCATAGGTAAACTGAAACTGTTGACGAATCAAGCTGGTTGTAACGGCCGTTTGCCAGCCAATCTCTCGTTTAGATGTGACTCTAGTGCTGTATTGATGTACAAACCCAGTACTAAGTTCAACAGTTTGTCCTGTGCTGTCAATGGTATAGTTAAAAGAATCTTTGTAAAAATTATTGTCAAAAACAATATCACCAAGGTTGGTCAAACTCAAATATGTTAACGGAAATCCCAATACAAGATCTGGTGCAGCATTACCTATGGCATAACTGAACAACGGACTACCACGAAAGTTTGAACTGGGATATACTGCTCGGTTACTAAAACTAATTCCCTTGCTGTCATAGATATTAAACAGGGGAGGTTGATTTACACTGATCTTTTGTTGAGCCGATGCCAATCCTTCTTGAGTTACTCTAGTTGCATATGAACTGGCAACCGGCGTTGCCCCGTCAGGACGTGTGGCGCCAGATGTATCAACCCATATATTTGGCGGCGGTGACCAATCAACGCCGTTGTAGTAGCAAGATATACCTTGCTCGGTGGTGCCATTCAAAATAACTAAAGTCTGGTCTGCCACGGCTGTTGCAATTGGAGTTAGTACAATTATAGGCTCTGGAATCAGTGGCGGTACAGTATCAGGAGTAACAAATTGCACCTGGTAAATTGTTTTACGTACTTCTAGATCTAGATCTGCGGCAAAAATAATAGTGCTTCCGTTGATTAGATTATACCCATCGGTACCAAAACCAAGAGATCCGTTTACATTAGTCAAGGCATCGGTCTGAGTAAAGTCAATAATGTCAACTGGCTGTAAACCTTCGGTTCCAAAATCAAACAATCGTGTGCCAGCACGGAATTCTAAAATAGGTCTGCGGGCACGAAAATTATTATCTAATACCGGAGTAGTATTATTATAGGCTGCACTAGCATTGATGATATCAATGTGGAACCAACGATTGCTACGAGTCCAGGCATTGAGATCTAAACTGGCGCGATTCACTGTGAGATAGTCTGGAATCACAGGTTGATTTAAACTGCCGTCAAAGTTGCCAAAATCATATGGAATCGAATCAAAAGATACACTTGCTCCTATGGTATAAGTTTCGGGAGTTACAAAATCTTCTACGGGTAATAGTCGAATTGCTGTGCCTACACCTTCCACATAGTATTCATTGTTTTGGTATGATGCAGGATAAACATTGCCACGGAATACTACCTTCAGGCCATTTGTAAATATTACTCCATTGGGGCTGGTATACGTAGGAGATCCAATAATTTCATCAACATTTATTGTCATGGATGCTTGCTGATCAATGATGCGGATTCGTCCAAATATTTCAGGGTCTGTGCTGTCTTGATAAAATAGTAAACTCTTGTTGGCGGTAAGCAACGGGATCTCACTGAAGAATCCATTGTCATCTTTGTACCAACTGGTGCTGGAATATTCTGTACCAAATCCAACTGTAAATTTATTGTTGAGATCTACATTTTGTACAAATTGTAGTGACATGTAAATGCTGCCGGTGTCTGCGGTCAGATACTGTATGCGCCATACACTATACTGGGTTGCTGGATTGGTAATAAATGTAGTTTGATCATAGTTAGTAGAATCGTACGATCCTGTGCCGCTTATTACATTACCTGCATTAAGTAGCGGATCAAAAAATGTAGTTTGTTGCCAGCCGCCAGTGTTGGGATCAGAGTCTTGTGTAATGAAAGCTATGGTGCGATTTTCTAAATTTGTAATTCCGTCAATACCGTTGGGATTGTTTTGTAAAAATATACTTACAAACTGATTATTGATTTGATCAAACTGTAATGTAGTAACCAAGTCTACTTGCCCAATGCTAGGCATATTAAAGTAACGGTCCTGAGCTGTGGCCAGCGGCACATTAAATGTAATTGTGCCCAAATCTTCGCCGTTGTTAATTACACCATTGGCGTCAGTTAATCGACTACTGATATTGGGGGTTGCAGGAATACGGCCGTTAACTCCAAGATCTGTTTGAATCCAGAATCCTGGGCCAGTTACAAGTGGAACAGAACCAGCATAGTCAAAGGTTCCTGCTTTATTAGTAACCAAGCCTAGATCAAACCTGGTAGTATCGTAAGGTTCAATTCCTCCAGGATTAACAATGTTGATTTGACCACGCAAGTTAATCTGCAGATCATTACAATAATACAAGGTATCAGGAGCATCTTGTGGCACGGTAAATGTAATCAGTCCTGTGCCGGCGCCACCGTTGAATACGCCATTTGAGTAGATATTGGTTGTGCCTAGACTAAGTTTGGTCTTAAAATAAAATGCCCAAGGAAAAGTCTGTGACAAATTAAACACGTAGGTATTGCCACGAACTAAAGTTAATGTAGGATTGGGTTGAAAATCAATATTCCAACTGCTGGTATTATTATTAGTCACACGGTAGTTTACAGTCTCAGTCTGATTCTGTGCTACATTAAAAGTATATCTACCGCCACGGACCAAGGTAATTGCAGGATTGTCGCCGGCAATGCCGGAGAATGTGTAAACACCGTTAGCACGAGTTACTGTAAAGCTATCTGTAAGTGGAACACCTTCTGATGATACATCTACTGCCAACGGGCCGCTTGGCAACCAATAATATTGTGCATAGTTTACAAATTTGTCAAAGTCAACAAATGGATCCCAGGTATAGTAGTCACTGGTGTAAAGTCTGTCAGCGTTATCAGTGTATGCGCCTTGTAATTTTAGTGCATCATTGATGCCAGGATAAGTTATAGCATCCACGACTCGATGACTGTCTGTTGGATCTACCTGTACTACACCAGGTTCTAACTGATAATCATTCCGAGCTTTAGTTGGTTCAACCACATACTTGTCGTTGGCGTTGACCCCGGGCCCAACTCGGCGTCCAATAAACCCTTGTGTTTGTGTAAACTGAGGATTTTGAATCAACTGATCCAGCGTTGCTGACAAAAACTGATCGTTGATCGGTGTCTGGAATATTTCTGGCAGAAATTCTACACTACGAACTTGTTTAGCCATTAAATTACTCCACTGCCAGTAGCGGTCTGCAGGTTAGTGCTGGTTAATGCAGTAATCACTTCAACGTCGTTGACTGTGGCGCCATTGACAAAAATTTGATTTGGGGCGCATCTAATTTCATATAGGTCGCCAAAACTCTTTTGTTGACTTAACGGAACCAGCACCACTGAGCTAACTACATTGCCAATATTTTGATGAATATATGCACTCAATTCGCTGAAATAAAAAGTGTCGCCAAAATTCCAATTAGCAATGTCAAAGTAAGCATTCATGTTGGTTATTACTAAATTTTTAATAGTGCTGATACTGGCCGTGCTGCTAGAAGATCTAATTACTTTGATTGTGGCTCTTAATGCTGGATCTGCTTTTTGTCCAAACAACGGTTGAAAATTTACACTGTTAAGGATCATATTGTCAGATATCATCTTATATTGTTGTAGGCCTTGATAGGCAGTGTTTAATTGATCAATGGTAGGCTGTTCTGGTTTTGCCACAGTACCGGTGGTATCTTGTAGCCAATTAATGTAGGCTGTATAGTAAGCATTGGTTACTACGTATAGATCAATGATGTTTGTAGATCCAGGATCAATGCGATTGGTTAATGGACTATTATGACGATACTGGAAGTACAAGTCTTGGCGTCCTGTCTTGGCCAAATAACTATTGCTTAAAGTTAGCGTTGGATTATTTAAACTATCTACACCAAGAATGTAAAAACTTGCGTCAATGTAAGCATAAAAAACTTGACCCACAACATATTGTGTTTGCACTGCCTGTATACTTGCAAGTGTTGGATAGTCGCTGTTGACCACACCAGCTTCTATCAGCAGATAACGTTGTAAATTGTCAAAATCCACTGTGGCCTGGAAGAATACATATTTCTGATTGGAAAAAACCCCAGGAGCCACAATGTCGTTAAAGAAATCTGGATTGACCGGTGTAGTATCGCCAGGCGACTTGGCAAAACTTACCACCACTTGAAAATCGTCTACCAGGCCGTCGCTGAGTACAGGTTGATCGATGATAGTTAATCGATTGTCTGTGCCCAATGGTACAGACGTATCAGGAAGACTATTAATTTTTAATATGTTTACATAGTCACGAATCACAGTACCTGTTCTACTATCGTAAATAGGATCGCTGGTATAAAAGAAAAATCTTGTTTGTAATACACTGCCAAAATAATAGTCTAAACTTCTTGAAACTACAGTATATGTAGAACCATTAAAGGTGGCCTGAATCAACCAACTGGCATCACTATTAGTTCCGGCTGTGCTTTGTGCATTGTCTAAACTAAAAGCGGCGTTGACCGCAAGGTTATTGGAAGTAATCACATACCAAGTTGCAGTAAGATTATCGTAGCCCAGGCCAAAATTTTGATTGAGAGAAATTTGTTCAACAACCGTTTGTTGAACGCTTACAGGAATATCTGTGACAAACAAAGGAATTACCTGGATGGGTATAGCGCCGGTTGGAACAAAGGCATTTAAAACCACTGGCCCAACACCAGAAGGCAAGTTACCCAGGCCTTGGGCAGTTCCTGACAAATAAACCGCAGTAGGGGCTGCCCAAATAGTAAGGGTATCATCGGCTTTGGTTGGTGTACCAACTACCAGTTGATTTTTGCTGTTAAAATAATATCCACTGGGTGCTGCAAATTGTACTAGACTACCTTCTGTGATATACTTGGTGTCGTTGCTAGCATATGGACCAATTGGTACCGGAATTCCTTGATCGTTTTGAAAATAACCAGTGGTTTCGTTGGTAATCACTGTGCTTTGATGCCAGGTCAAATTCAATGATACCAGGCTAGGACGTGTAAAATTAGCATAGTAAAATTGCTGTAGTCCGTCTCGCACTGTCAATGGATTAATTTGATTAATTACCGCGCTAGAAATATCATTCGCGGTTAACCAACTAAATTGGAAGGAGTATAAATCGTTGGACTCCCATAGGGCACCGTCGCTGGCAAAAATATCAGTACTGGAATATTTGCCTGTCCCGTCAACTAAATCAAGATAACGACTGGTACCAATTGACGCACGATTAACAGCGGTGCTTTTAAGAATACTGTTATACTGTGTAAACGGAAACTGACTATAGTCTTCGCCGTTGACCATACGATTTTGTGTGTAATACTGTGCTGGAGCACGTTGTTTAATATCGGCAATAGTTTCACGTGCCTGAGCATTGGTCACAGGTTGTGTGATACCACAAATAAATGTTAAGGTTTCAATTTGTCCTGTGCGACTTACATAGCTAATAGGTATACTTACATTTTGCATTTCTACCGGATTAATAATATAAGTTAGGCCGTTGCTGGCGCGAACATAGCTACGAAAAGTACCCACAGGAATCGTACTGAATATACCGTCACCAAAGTTTAAAGTAATCTGATCGTTGGTACGACTGGACACACTGTAAATATTTTGTGTGCCCGGTGCCAGTTGCTCTACTGACGCGGCATAGACACTTTGAACTCGTTCCCAATAATTAGAAACATTACCTAGATTGTCTAATTGATAAAGCCAAACATCGGTGTTGTTGATGCCTTCAATATTAATATTAACAGCGCGATTGGTTATGCGCTCTGGTAAATTAAAATCTTGATTTTGTAATACACCTTGTTTGAACAAGAAGAAGAAACCAGTGTTGGCACTGAGATAACCTTGTTGGTCGTTACGGAACAGAATATTAAATTGTCCATTGGGCAATGGAGGAGGTTCATAAACAAAGTTTTGTCCTACACTGGTACTGTTGACCGCTTCAAATGGCATGTTCACAGTGTCAACTGTGGCAGTATAAGGAATCACCGGCAAGTAGCCAGGAACCAAGTTGATAGTATATTCTTGAGTATCGACACCCAAGATAACTTGATCGTTACCAGGATTACCAAATTTTTGTGCGTTAGTCAAGCTGGCGTTAAGTATGGTGGTAAACTGTTCTTGCCAATCTAAGTTTGTAGGATCGGCCCAGTTCACTGTGAGATTGGCTAGATTAATACCGTTGTAGTCTGTAATATCTTCTGTAGTGCTTATGCTAAACACTTTAAGATACCCACTGGCCTCTGTATTACGTTTAGCGGTATAGTTGACCAGGTTGGCCAAACGAACAACTGAATCTCTACGTTCGGCAGTGTCTAAATAATTTTCACGTGTGTTTAAGTCGGTTCTGAATGCCAGACTTTGGCCCATAAAAGCCATAACATCAAGCAGGGCAATAAATTCTGAACTTTCAATGTAATCGTTAAAAGTTTCTGGATAATACAAGCGCAAATAGTCCACAAACGTTTTACGCAATGTTTCAAAATCATAGCTTTGAAAGTTGGCTTCCTGATAAGTTTGATAGATTTGTTTCCAATCTTGGATTCCAAAAATTGCCGTTTGTCTTGAGGTTGTGGCCATGAATATTTCCTGTTTTAGTATTTACCAATACAATAAACTGGGTAGTTAAACGTAGGAGGCCGAGCGTTGTTGCTGATTAAAAAATATGCTCAACTGTTGTGCTTGAGTGTTAGGAACCACTGCTATTCCTAGCTGTATTAAAAGACCGTTTTGCTGTGGAAACAGTTGCAGGCCACTGACAAATACTCTAGGATCTCCAGCACATACACGTTGTATTTCTTCGGTTATAGCTGCTTGTGTTTCTGGAGTTTGACCTTCAAATAGGTAGCTCCAAAGTACGGTACCGTAGCCAGGACGGCCGGGCAATTCACCTTGACGTATATTAAACGCATTAAGCAGGTCAATTTTAATCAGATCAAAATCCACGGCTGTGAATTTTTTATTTTGGCGTATAGTGTTAAATCCAATAAATGTGGGCATGGTGTATTTACTCTTTTTAACCTAGCTGATTTACAGCGTTTCTGGCACTTGCCAATAGATTGTTGGCAGTGCCCTGTACCTGATTGGCCAGTCCTTGTGCTTGTGTAGCCAGTCCTTGTGCTTGACTGATTAGTCCGGTAGCTTGCCCTTGAAGATCTTTTAATACTGACTGAGCTTTGCCAATATCGAGTGCAGCGCCAATTGATGCAGAATCTGGCACTCCAAAACTCGGTACAGATATTTTGGCACTGCCAAATACTTTGGTCATGGCCACGTCCACGCTGGCACGATTTATTGTGTTGGTAAATCCAGCGGCTGGCTGTACACTTGCTACCAAACTGTCGGCTTGACCGAGTAACGAATTTAATTGCCCTTGAGCACTGGCAATTAGAGCTTTGGCCTGACCTTCTGCGTTGGCAATTAGAGCTTTGGCCTGACCAGTGACTTGACCTGCCAGTTGACCTGCCAACGCTGTGGCTTGCCCGGTTACTTTGCTTGCCAGATCTGATACATTAGGCAATTTAGATGTTAAATCACTGGCATTAAGATTGGATAATTTGTCTAATCCGCCAGTCAATGTACTAGTTGCCGAAGCAGCAAATTGACTAGCTTTTCCTAAGCTATCCATGGCAGTTTTTACTCCTGGAAAGTCAGGAGTTATGCCAGATGTAAGCGATCCAATATTAGGTAAGTCTGGAATCGACAGACCTTTTATACTGGTCAAATTGGAAGTGATATTGGTCACGCTTGGCAGATCTTTGGCCCACTGTGCGGTAAGTTGTGTACCATATTGACTGGCGTTAGTAACCAATGATGCTACTTGACTATTTACAGTGTTAGTTATTGTTGCTGTGGCGTTGACCAATGCCGTATTGGTGCCAGTGTAGACTTGTCCAATTGCGGCTGACACAGATTGTGCAGATGGTGTTGTTATTACTCCTGCAGACTGCAGACTCTCGTAACTATTGGTCATTAACTTTGCCATAGCATCATTTTGTGCGAATGTCATTCTAATTATTCTCGTTATCTATGTGTTGTTTTTAAGGAATTGATCAAGCGAATAAATTCCATTTAACCCGGTCCATATGGCGGGCGCATTAAGCACCTCGACAAGAGTGCTAGGTCCATTTTGTACAAACTGTTGCCAGGTTCCGGGTTTGACATATCCGGCCATTTCTAATTGTTGACAACTTAATCCATATTTTCCAACCCCAGCTTCGTTTGTGGCTACATCAGCTGGTTGATTTACTATGTTGACTATCTGGGCCATAAGACCTTGTGTTTGAATAGAGGTCAACGACCCTATAGTTGGTGCAGTAAATCCCGTGCCAGCAATAGCCGCTAGGTTGGCCTGTGTTATAGGATTAGTCAGAGGAGTATTAATTAAAGGTGGAATGCCAACTGTTGGGCCAAGAGTTGTAGGTAGGCTGTTGATAATGGCCAAGACCACTATATCGTCTACTCCAGCAGTACCACGATCTAATCTACTTAATTCAAACTTGACCAAGGAGGATGAGATACCACTAACACTTTGTCCTGGCTCAAATCCTACCAACGCACCAGCGGCAACTTGACTGTAAAATGTATAGTCAGCCTGTGCTTGTGTAGTACCAGCGGGAGCTTCCATGGTAAATGTTGCTCCAGAAGGAAGAGTGTAGTTAAATTGTGCCATTATGTTTTGGTAATAGTGGTGTCGGCTGGTACCGGTGGGGCGTCAGGTGGTGGGGTGGGCGAAGCACCTGCTAGTTTACCCGATACGCTTACTCCTTGATTATGATAAGGATACGGTTCGTGTGTGGGTGCGCGAGTCACTATACTTTCTGTAACCGAAGGAATGGCCAACCAGCCAGTGCTAGCATTGAACTCTACCTTGGGATGTAGGTATTTGGTTAATCCAGTTGGTGGTTCTACTTCTATTTTTGGCCCACCATTGAGCTGTATTTTACTGCCATTGAAGCTCAACTCAGATCCGGCGGCCCAGCTTCCTAGTTGACTGCTTATGGCCACAGTTCCAGGACTTTTAATTCCAATGGTTCCCTGACTGAACAAAGTCATTTTGCCTTTGTTTGATACGGTCATATCGGCATCACTTTGCATGATAGTGCCTTTGATACTTTTCATATTAATTTTATTGCCGGCAAACATATTAATGTCCTGGTCGGCGTGTAAATTTATAGTACCTTGACTACGTAAATTTACACTGTTGGTAGTGAAGACATCTAAGGTGCCTTCTTTGCCCATTTCAATCCAGGCCTGGCCATTGGCGTGACAAATATAAAAGCAATCACCATCATCACTCATGGTAATTTGATGTCCTTTGGCTGTGCGTATTCTAATTAAATTATCTTTGCCCGACAAATCGCCATCATCCATTACCAAGGTATGGCCACCACGGCGGCCAATAATTCCAACGTCTGCTAATTTTGTTGATCCAGACTGAACCTGTTGTTGGATTTTTTCATCAGTAAGGCCGCCTTGATAAATGGCACGTCCAGGGGTGCTGATGCCATAACAGTTGCTGGGGCTTTCTCGTTGACTTGAGCTGGCTATACTTCCTCGTATGGTATCCAGTGCCAGACCTTGTTGAAATAACACGCCTGCTACATAACTTTGCACAGGTTTAGGTTGATCATAAAATTTAGGATTGTTTTCAATGTTTGCATTTTTAACATTGATTTCTGTAACAGGTAATTGCGTTGCTCCATCAAAATAAGTTTCTTGGCTGGCATTTTGTGCTACGTAATTTTTAACAGCACCGATCGCAGGAATCATTTGATTGGCACCTGCGGTTGGAATGCATCCAACATAATATCCTTGTTTGGGGTCTCCACCAACAAAGAAACACAGTACACTAACGCCAATGTCCGGCGGTGTAAACCACATGCCGTAACTGTTTTCATTGCCTGGATATTTTCCTGGGCCAGTTGAGGTACCCGACTGTGGAGTGGCTCCATAAAAAGGAGGGCAATAACTCACGGTTCGCCATAAACTTTGATCTTTGAGATTGGGTGTGCCAGTTTTTGTTGTTGATCCAAATTCTTCAATATAAACTTGTAGTCGGCCACTGCGAGTATTATCAACATTATTAACTACAATGCCAATGTACGGGCCCATTTCTGCAGGTTGGCCGCCGCGATCAAATTTATATCCCTCTGGGCGGCCTTTACTGCGTTGTACGTTTTCTGCCATTATGCATCATCCTGTGCTATTAATTGTGGTTGGGTATTTACTCCTGCGCCGGTGTCGTCTCCTGCTAGTCCAGCATTGTAATCGATATCCCCACTAGAAGTTGGTGCCTCTGGCGGCGCAGCCGGTTGTGGTGTTGCTGGTTGATCCTCTGGAAACTCTTCAACTTCGGCCGCACGGTATAAGGTTCCATCTTTGAATGTATTGCCTTTGCTGTCGGTGGTGTAAGTATCCGGTTCGTCTCCAAATCCAGTTCCGGTGCTCCGAACATTTGTTGAATTTAAAAGATTTTTTACTGCTCCGGTGACTCCACCCACAACCGATCCTAACAGGCCTCCAAGTCCGCCACCGCCACCACGGCCGTCACTGGCAGCCGATGTTGGAGTTGTACGTTGTAACAGGGTACCGTTGAGTTGTTGTGTAAATTTGCCTTTGACAAATTCGCTGGTACATTCACTCATAATATAGGCATAGCTTTCGTTAAGAGGTTTTCCTTGATTGTTAATTTGATTGGTATTTCTGCTATTGACATCCATGATTCCTGTAGACAGGTCATAATCTGTAGGAGTGTTGATTACAATTTCAAACAGTATTTGTTGACTATCCATATTAATTGTGCCATCGGGTAAAAATCCACTGGAATTGAAACTGCCTTTACCGGGAGCTGAAAAGGACGCCTCGCCTTGTTGCAACCACGCTGGGTCCCCAACAATGGTTAGTCTAGCTTCGGCCAAGTCTGCAGGATTATACAAGGAGTCGGCCAGGTTGGCTGCCGGTTCATTGGTCCTTAAATCGGCGCCTTGACTGGTTTGCCCACTGCGAGGTTGAAAGACTGTTTTGGCATTGGTAGTGCTGGCTGTGGACTGCGTTCCGCCAGACAGTATATAGGTGTAGGCGGCATTGTACTGTTGCTCATAGCTTATGACCTGTGTGTTTTGTCCTGTAAACCAATAATTATATCGTTTGTGTGGGCCTTTGTATGTGGGTTGAGGGAAGTAATTACTGTTGGTTACAGCAAGTTTGAATGGAGTTACAATATATTTTACATTATAAGCATAATCATTACGTTTGGGATCATACTTGATAGGAGTAGCCTGCACATTAATTTTAAACCAAACAACATCTTTTTTGGCGCCGGTGTTGGGTTTTTGTTTTTGATCATTCTCATTTACAGTATCTTTTGCTTGATTTCTTATGTGGTCACTGTTTCGTACCGCTTGTTCTATAACTTGTACAATTTGTTGACCAGCTGTTATTGTAAGAATTCTGGCATTGGGATCTACTGATTGTTTTTCTTTGAGCACTTTCTCTCCGGCAGTCTTTGCTATTTCAGGACTGGTATTTTTAAAATCAACACCGGGTACTGTGATCTTGGCCTGTTCGATAGTAGGATCTGTAAATTCTATACTGTAGACGTCGGCCACCGTGTAAATTTTTTTCTCAACCAAGTCTTTTTGGTACTGATTCAGTGCCTCCATCAGTCCCTTGCGTATGGTTAACTTTGGACTTGGCGCGGCTGATGCATTGGCCGGTGCAGTGGGTGGAGTTGAACTGCTTTGCGTCTCTCTTGCTGTATCTTGTGTTGCGGGTGCTGTCGATGGTCCAACCTCAGCACTGCCCGCTAGAGCATCCTTTACTGACATACCACTTAATTCTACACTATAGGGAATGGTTCCACGACTTGACCCAACTGCAATATTATACTGTGGTGCTGTAGCTTCAATTTCGTATTCAACTAGTTTGTTGGCCACTCTGAAATTAA